CCAATATCATTGGTTGTTGGGCGTCTCTACCATCTATGAAAAATCCAAATACCCATGAGTTTAATGGGGGTGGAGGTGTGTTAGGATCATATGACCCACTGATAGGTATAGCCCAAGGCAAGCTATCACTGGGGACTTCATCTACTGTACCATGCACATTGAACGCTCTAACCTGAACACGGCCTTCAAGTCTGTCATCAACATTGTTTTCAACAACACCCACAAAAAATAAAGGGTTTTTAATACCAATTCCTGTTTCTTCCATCATGTACTCCAATCATACTTTATGAGTTTCATGCTTATTTCATAAGTATCATGAATCATTGTATGTGTTAATGTGTGTAAAATATAATTGCCAGACAATTGAGGGTTCAATTGTTTTATAGTATTCGAAGTAAATTCATTTATAACCAAATTTATAATATCACCAGCTTTAATGTCTAATCTGCCATATGCTTTTGCATAAACAACAGTGTTATTCAAACGATGCCTGTATGCAAGTCTATTAGATGTTATCTCAGCCAAATATTGCTCACCCCTTACATTGCTTGGGTCATCACCTAGTGTGGTGTAATCTTTCACTAGCAAAAACTTTCTCTCATTTTCTTCATTAAATATATCTTCAATAAATTTTTCACTGTGAACGTCCTGCCCGATCCCTGTTTCGGTGTATCTATCTTTTTCATCACTATACTTATATCTTTTGTTTGTGAGCTTTCTTCTTACCAAATCCAATTCCACTATGTTGTTAGTGTATGCACCTGAATACAGATCATTTACCGAATTGGCCCTGTCAGTATTTCTCAATTCTATCAGGTTTTGCATTTGGGCAACGAATTGTTCACCAGATTTAGGTATTGCATCACTGAATGTGTATTCTTTTATGGCTTCGCCGTCATTAAGTTTCGCCTTTTTTACCAAATATTCATCTGAAACAAAATAGAAGCTTTCATTGTTTTCAAAAAATCTGAAAGAACATGATGGGCTTTGGGTACTATATGCTCTTGATGATAAAAACATCATAGTCTGAATTGGAGTGTAATTAGGAATAACACATCTAAACGTGCCTTCGGTATCTTCTACTTCTATTGGTTTGGTGTCTCCATAATATTTACCAAAAATATCATTTGCAATATAAGAAACAGTGTTTTCATAAGGCGCACGGACACGTCTTAACCCTGCTTGAAATCTTGCATATGATGTGAAATGCATTTTGTATGACACGCCGTCATTCGAGTCCTTGATAGAAATGTCACTTATTTTATATACAAACAAATCAAATATCTTAACTTTTTTAAATGGGTCTTCCACGACCAACTGTAAACTTTCTTCACCTCTCAAAGGAAAATCTTCAAGAAACCCTATGGTATCAAGTATATCCACGTTACCTCTAAGACTATCATTGCCTATTGATTCAACAATAGAAAAAGATGGTATCATGTTTTTTATTTCAATTTGTTTCCCCTGATAGTTACTAATAACCGCTTCTTTTAGATTATAGTAACCAGGTAATAGATAATTTTCACTCATTTATTGTTCTTAAACTCTTTTTCTATCTGTGGAAGAAATTGTTTGTCAATCAGAATTATATTTCGTTTGTTTTCATTGATTGCTCTTTCATAGTCATATATTCTATATGGTTTCCATTCGTCTGGGATAATTCTATTGATAACAATTCTTCTATCTGATTCAGTTCTCAGAATGATTTCATCTTCTTTTCTTAGATAGATTGTTCTGAAACTTTCAGGGGTAATTTTTATTATATCAGCCATTTTAAACCTCTTTATAGTAATATTGGATATTGTCTGTTATTGACTGGTCTCGGAGCCAATCTATAACATCATATCCTTTTTTATTTGATATTTCAGAATATTTCTCTATCAAATATTTTTCGAAATTGTCTTCTGATAAAGGCCAGTCATGATATGGATCAATTATATTATTAGCAAGAAGAACAAGCCATGTATAATCTGTTGAACCATAATAGTAATAAGCAATATCCTCTGGCCTATCACCATCTTTAATGGTATATGGTAGTGAAATGTAAGGGTCAGATTGCAGTCTTTCAACAAAACGATCCCTTCTAGATATATCTCTTACTCTCCTACCACCGTAATTTATGATAGGAAAATTTTCAAAATAGTTAGTCATTATCGACCACCTCCTGTGCCATTAGGGTCTGCCATTAAATCAGAATAATTGACTTCAACGGAAGACCCTGAACCACCGTAATTCTCTGATGTGTGAATGTCTGTTTCTATCAAACCCATCCCAACGCTTATCACAGAAGGTTTTCCGCCTTTCAATAAAGACATACCTTCTGGTGTGAAATTGATTTCAAAAGATGTTACCATGCAAGTCTTGAAATACATGAAATATGATGGGTCAATACCAAAGAAGAATATGTCTACTGTACTTGGATAATTGAGCAAAGCCCTGCTAAGAGCACCACCACCTACAGAACCATATGAAGGTAGAATATTCCTTTTTATTGTATTACCAATATCTCTTATCATTCTCGATTCATTTTCACTTCTTGGGGCCAAAGTCCAGTTGAAGGTGTGAGTTTTCAATTCAACCCCTTCAAAAACAAGCGCAGCTTTTGGGTTTACAGTTGACCCTAAACCAGCATCAACATTCCTAGAAGCACCTGAAAACGCTTTATCTATAGTTCTTCTACCTAGGAATGCCGCATCTTTTGAAAGCTGTTCCGTGATATTTCCACCAGCATATGCACTCATGTCAATGCCAGGGATGGCAGCGGCTAGAGCGCCAGTCAATTGACCCATGGACATGTCACCAGAACCTGCCCCTAGTGAGGCACCAGATGCTATAAGTTCACCACCTATTTCTTGATCAAATCTTTGTATTCTCACATTGAATGAGTCTTGAAGATTTGTTGGCAATGGTAGCATTATATTACTTGAATTGGACAAATCAGCATTTGAAAGAGTTTCATTTGTGACTTTATTTAACTGTCTTGTTCCTGGCTTCTTATATTCGTATTTGTTAAAAACCATCAATACAGAATGCGCCCCTAAATCATCAGGAAACTGCATTATCTTATTGCTTCTTTCTCTTCTTCTTCTTTCTATTATGTCTGAAACTGGCATAGAAAATCCTTATAAATAGTATTACGCATATTGTTTTTATTATTTATACACGGGGAAAAGAAATATAATGGCATATAGAGGAAGATTTAGACCTAAAAATCCTGAAAAATACAAAGGTGATGCATCTAAAATTACTTATAGATCACTTTGGGAATTTAAATTTTTCCGTTTTGCAGACGAACATCCCGATATATTGTGGTGGCAAAGTGAAGAAGTGATAGTGCCTTATAAATCACCTATAGATGGCAAAGTTCATCGTTATTTTCCTGACGTTGTTTTGAAAAAGAAGGTAAGTGATGATAAATATGAAGTGATTATGATAGAAATAAAACCTGAAAAGCAGACAAGACCGCCTGATATAAGAAAAAAGAATTCAACACCATCTGGCAGAATTTCTAGAAGGTATTTGAATGAGGTTAAAACATATGGCGTTAATGAGGCAAAGTGGGAAGCTGCAAAAAAATATTGCAATGAAAGAGGGTGGCGTTTCGAAATAATGACAGAAAAACATCTAGGGATTAAATACTAATAATGGCAAAGTTATTCGATGAAATACTTCTAAAGGGTATAAAATCTGGGCAGGTTCCAGCTAGAACAAGCACGGCTAGAGAATGGTATCGTGAAAAAGCTAAAGAAGCTGGTAAAATAAACGAGACTAATTTCTTTAAAGATAAAGACAATGAATTTAAGTCAAGAGCTTTCTTAGGAAATATGTATTTGTTTTTTTACGACCCTAAACACAAAGCTACATTGCCGTACTATGACCGTGTGCCACTTATATTCCCCATCAAAATGATGCAAGGTGGATTTCTTGGAATAAACTTTCACTACCTTCCACTCCCTTTGAGAGCAAGGCTTATGGACAACCTATATGATATAGCCAATAATGACAAATACAACCAAACAACCAAGCTACAGATTTCATATGATATTTTAAACTCAGCGGCTAAATATAAAGAGTTTAAGCCTACTGTTAAGCATTATTTGACAAGCCAAATAAGAAGTAAGTTCATTTATATAAATCCTGCGGAATGGGATATGGCATTGTTTCTAAATATTGCAAAATTCGAAAAGCAATCACAAACCCAAGTATGGAAAGATTCCAGAAGAATAATAAGAGCAAGCAAATAATGGCATTTAATATAAACAATTTCAAGGCTAAAATGGATCAGTATGGTGGTCCCGCAAGAACAAACTTGTTTGTTGTAAGCATCTTTAGTAACAGTATAAACACACCATCAGATCAATTCATGCCAACAGGCGATTTGAGATTTTTTTGCCAATCAATAACCCTCCCAGGGATTAATTTGTCTGTAACTGATTACAAGCCATTCACATATGGTTTAAAGCAGTCAATCCCCACAGGCATTGAAGCTGAACCTGTGAATGGTATTTTTATGTTGGACTCAAATCATAAGGTGTTGAGTTTTTTTCATGAATGGATGCAAAGAATTATCAACTATGACGTTTCTGCTGGCAATCTTTCATCTGTGAACAATCAATTCCCATATGAGATTAACTACAAAAAAGAATACACTGTTACTATGGAAATACGCTATTTTTCTTCCGACAACCCAGATAATTTCTACATATGCACCTTAGAAGATGTTTTTCCAACCCAAATAGGTTCTTTGACATTATCATGG